ATGCCTCCGGCAACATCGACTCCGGAATCTGAAGCATCTAAACCTCCATTTTATATGCCTCCGGCAACATCGACTCCGGAATCTGAAGCATCTAAACCTCCATTTTATATGCCTCCGGCAACATCGACTCCGGAATCTGAAGCATCTAAACCTCCATTTTATATGCCTCCGGCAACATCGACTCCGGAATCTGAAGCATCTAAACCTACTCCGGAATCTGAAGCGCCTCGTTTATTATTAGGACCAGGAAAATTTAGAAACCGCGATGAAAAAGGCCGTTTTGCCAAAGGTGTAGTTGAAGGTAATTACGTACCTAAACAAGCTGGTGTAGAAGCTAATGCACCTCAATTAGTGTTAATTAATGGCACATTAAATAAAATACAAACTGATTTAGAAGACTTCCATAAAGAAGACAAACAATTATCTGATGCTCAATTGGATGAAATAGAAGAAAATCGTATTAAAAATGCCGGCGGTCCCAAATTATTAGGAATGGGAAATAAAGATTCTGGTGGTAATAAAGAATTAATGAAAAAAGGTGATAGTGGGTTAGCAATAGGATCATTACTTTCAAAAGCACAAGGATTAATAACAGCGGCGCCTGGGGCACTTGCTAAAGGTGGTGGTGCTTTAATAGAAGGTGTTGATGCCATGGCAGGCACATTAGGAACTATGGGAGCCGGTCTTGGCACAGCGGCTATAGCTGGAGCAGCTACAATAGCAAGTTATAAAATTGCCCAAAAGGCTTCAAAAGGACTTTTAGGATTATTTGGTATTGACCCGGATCAAGATAAGAATTTAGAAATTGAGGCTTTACGAGATAATAATATTGTAATTGATGATCCTTGGTGGCTTCCAGAACCAATTTGGAATTCTAGAGTATTAAAGGCGGATGAAGCTTTACAAAATAAACTTGGTGTTGATTGGAAAAAGAAATGGTTAAAACAAAAACATCATGATATTTTCAAAAAAGCTTATCCAAATGAAAAAGATGAAATTCCAAAAACATCTTTAGATATATCAAATGAAAAATCACAAACCTTACCGGATGAATCTATACCAGCATCTACAGATATAACACCACCAGGTTCTTGGGATAAACGAAATCTGAGAGTACCGGCACAAGTTCCTGGTGCAGCAATAGCTCCACCTATATTAGCCAATAATGCATCGGGTGATAATCCACCAACGAGACCACAAATTTCACATGATTCCATTATTCCACCACAAGTAACACAAGCACCTAAATTAGTTACTTCTTCTAAGATGACTTTAAGTGAGGCTGGTTTAAGTAAATTAAAAAAGAATGAAGGATTAAGAAAGAAAGCTTATCCTGATGCCGGTCACATGTCTATTGGTTACGGTCATCAAATTAAACCTGGTGAAAATTATACTGAGATAGATGAAAAAACTGCAACTGATTTATTACGTCAAGATGTTTCATCTGCCGAAGCGGCAGTTAATTCCGTAGTTAAAGTACCAATCTCTCAGGAGATGTTTGATGCATTAACTGATTTTACCTATAATACCGGATGGCAAGGTAATAAAAGGCCAATTGATAATATTGCTGCAACTTTAAATTCTGGTGATTATAAAGGTGCCGGTAATAGAATGAAATTGTATAATAAATCTCGAAATGCTGGCAAATTAGAAGTTAACCCAAGTTTAAATACTCGCCGCAATGATGAAGATATGGCTTTTAATAATTCTGATGTTGCTTTATCTCCAAAACAACCACCAACTCAAGGTAAAAGTATATTAGATGGAAATAAACAAATTGAGGATTCTAAAGCAGCAAATAGTGCCAATAATTCAGGAACAGGAAATACAATTGTTGCACCAACAAATAATACACAAATTAGTAATTCCATTATCGCACAACAACATGATCCGCGAAATACTGATAATACCTATAAAGATGCACGTTATAGAGACAGTTTCGCAAGTTAAAGCTTATTTAAAACTATGGCCAGTGAAGCTACGGCTTGCTACAGTCAATCGGTAGCATAAAAACGTTAAATAGTACGTTAAAATCATTAAAACGTTAAAAAACGAAACGATCAAATAAAAATAGGGTACCAGAAATAAATCCGGTACCCTATGATGTAATTACTACTTTATGATTAATATAAAATTAATCTTGTTCTAACAACTTATCATACATATCCAAATTGTCATCAACTGGAACATCTTCAGTTGGTTGAGTTTTAGCTTCCTTTTTTGCAGTAGCTTTTGGCTTTCTAACTGGTTCGTCCCAAGGTGGTGTAGACTCAGAAGTTTCCTTTGTTGCCTTAGATTTCTTCTGAACCGGTTCTACAGACTTTGGTTTATCAGTTTCAGGAAAAAGTTCATCAGCTTTCTTTTGGACTTTACCTTTTACTCCACTTACCACATCATTAAATTTCTTTTCTAAATCCTCATATGATTTAAAGCGAGTTTCTTCTACAAATGGCTGAAGTTTGTACAACTGTTTATAGAGTTTTTCGATTTCGGAATCATCACCTTTAAATAATGGAGATTGGACTCTAAATTTGCTATCATCGTAATTACGATAACCCTTGACTTTAGCAATTTCTAAATTGAAATCAGCACCATCCCAGAAATCGAATACATTGATAGCGGGATCATCCTCTTGTTTTGGTCTTAAAGCTGATTTAATTTTCTCAAAAATCTTTTGGCCAAATTGATAAAGAAATACTTTTCCTTCATTTTCAGGTACATCCTTATCTTTTAATACCAAAATATTGGAAATATAAACAAGCTTACGTTTACGCTTGCTGACAATATCCTTATTATCTTGAATGTCGGTTTTCCATAGAACCGTGTTTGCTTTACAACTCTAATGTTGCGATTAAACCGTTTCCGTTTAATCTCTCATACTTTAATATGAGGACTGACTATATCACCATCCTAATTCTAGGATGCTCTGCGTTTCGAGAATACTATTCTTTACTGGCCTAGGGCCATAGTCGATGAACCTTCCTCTATTTTAGAGGCTTGGCTGCTGATTAACCAATCTAAATAATTTTTAAAACCATCAAGTACGTTTTTACAAACCTTGTCTGAATAAGTTCTTCCAAACTTAACAAACACAAAATTATATCCAGAACTTTTTGTAGCTTGTTCCTTTAATTAGTAGTTATAACACTAACATTAATTTTCCTTTGTGGTAATTTAGCTCTAAGGTTTTTCCAGCAATTAACAGAGTTTTCTAAAGGAATTACTTCCTTAAGCCGCTAGTAAATAACGGGGCAATCTCGGCCTAATGTGGTGGGGCATAATTCGATAAAATAACTTCCATCAATATCAAAATTATGTTCGTGATATGAAACCCAAGGTAATTCTTCACCATCACATGCTGGTAAGAATCTAATTCTATTAGAACCGTTTCCGGCCTTATCTACTTGTGGCTTCCAGAAACGTGAATCTTTATAAGACTTTCGGGTTCCTTCTGCAATTTCTTCTACTTTTTTATTTATTTTTGTTAAGTCTGGTCTTGTTTTTTTATAGGATGCGAATGGCACTGTATTTTATGTTTTCCTTATTTAGAATATTTATCTTATTTCACAGGAAACTCATAATATAGGTACTGCTAAGATTATTTATATTATATCAAATTTACTTACTGGTGTCAAGTGAATTTTGATATTTTAATTTTGATATTTCGTTATATGCTTTTTTTAATTCTTGTTTTAATCCAGCAATTTCAATTTCCAAACAGCCTCTATGAGCTATTTCATCATTGGCTTTTTGGATTGCTAGGTTTGCTTTCTCACAAACCGCGTTATAGTTTTGGATAAGATCCTCATGTAGCATGTTGATATTCCGTTTCTAATATATTTCTAAGAAGAGATTTACATTTTCCTCTATCAATATTTATGAACGGTGAGTATTTGGAAACCTTCAACCAAAATGTATTCCAGATAATATCATCCAAATGTTTATTGAAATATGGACTGAAATTTAATATGGAATCAAAGATGATAAATGTTTCTAAACTTATGACTTTTTGTAAAGCCATCTTTACAATAATTGGATGGTCTGAATTGTTTATTCGGAAAATGTCATTGAATTTATATTCCTTGGATAGCATCCAAGATAACATTTCATGGCACTCTTCTGAAAAGAAATAGGAGAGACTTTCAATTTTCTTTTGCCACTGGCTATAAATGTCTTCTGCGGTTTCATCTAAAAAATCACCAATCCAAAGATCTGGATTATCTACAAAATTTGCAACAAACAAATCAATAAGTTTTGCTTTGGAATATTTGTTGCAAATTTTGTAGAAGAAGGAACGATCTTCCCGTGACTCAAAAGACGATATGGTTACTTTAGTCTTACCTTTAAACCTAAAGAAATCATATTGTTTTTTGGTAAAATGTGTTTTTACAGCTACATAAATTTCATAAGCTTCAAAGGCAGTCATTATTCATAATCAACCGTATTGAAATCAGGAGAATCAAATTGTAACTTAACTTTTAGGAAATCATCAGGAACATAATCTGTAGTGATTTCTAGGTCTAAAAGCTTATAGTTTTCTCCTAAATTATATGTAAACTCTACCAAATAATGTTGGAGTTCATCAATTTCTTCCGAGGTTTCTGTTTCAAATTTAATAATCATAAAAATATCCTTTAAATTATAACATCAAATGCATTTGTGTTATCAAGTTCCAAAGTAATATATAAATACTTTCCTTCATCATAATCAGTATTTACAGTTTTAATCCTAGAACAAGGTAACAATTTACCGATTGCATGTGTAATTACAGCAATTACTTGAGGAACTTCATCAATTTCTTCTTCAATTTGTGTATCTATCTTAATAATCATAATCTATATTTCCTTTCTGTTGCTGCTACTTCAATTTTATCCTTCATTGTCGGTGAAATTAATTTTTTGATATCATTATAATCAATTTCAAATCTTTCACATAATTGGGTTGCCGCTTCCAAATAATCAACCTTTTGTTCTTTTACCAGTTTTTCAATTTCTAATGAGAACTTGGAAGCGGTCATATCATATAAAGGATGGTCGATGAATAAACGATAAAAATCTTTTTCTACCTTTTTCATTTTTATCCCCAGGATCTATGCGCTTCTTCTACTGTTTCCACACCATCATATTCATCAATAATAAAGTCAACACCATCTGGTATTTCAACAATTTTTAAATTGGAAAATGGTGTATTAGCTTTATCTCCTAATAATTGAACCACCTTAATTAGAATAGGACAGGCACGTTCCTTATCGTAATCGTAGTGGTGAGATTGAATTACTTTTTTATTTCGGTAAGCAACACCATATATTCTAGAATGTTCTTGCCTGTTCGTTTCATTATCATCTTTTCCAAAATACTCATTGGCAGGCATTTCTGAGGTATGAGGACAACCAAGTTTTAGTAGTTTCTCTTGTGCTTTGATACTTAAACTAAAACCACCATAACATTTGTTTATTACAATCTTTTGCATATATTTTCATTTCTCTTATTCATATAACATTATAGCACAAATAAACTACAATGTAAAGAAAATATGATCTTGAATTCTCACCGTTCTTTTGTATTTCCATTCAGGATTCACGAACCGAGAATGGAAAAATAATGCATTTCCGGTGTTATCTTTGTAATACGAAGGATTCAGATACATTGAAGTTGCTAAGTTTACTACCTTATTGTATGTTTCCTTATACAGGATTTTAGTCTCTATCCATCTAAATTGACGTTTGCCGGCAATAGTCTGATTGACTACATGACAGACATCCAAGTTATATTTTTTACTTCTATTAAAAATAACGAACGCAACAGCCTGTTGACCTTGCAGCCTTTGGTTGCCAGATTCGTGATAAATGGCAGAGGCTAAACAATTAATTTGTTCAATTCCTATACTTTGTTTTGGTAATGAAGGAGCTAAACAAATGGTAATATTTAGACAGAGTAGAGAAACTAAAATTAATTTCTTTAGTATTCTCATATTATTATATAGTATTTAAACGCCTCGGAGAATAATAAAGTTGTATCTATTTTCTCCGAGGAAACGGACAGTTTCACTCTTCAGTATTTGTAATACTGTGTCCTCTTAAGAGATTAAAATTTAATTGGTGGTTTTGGGGAACCAGGATAACCACCAACCCGGATGGAGCACTAGGCTGCCATGGCGAAATATTCTTCGTCTTTTTTTGTTTTCTTCTGTTTAGCGTGAGTAGTTCACGAGTATGTACCCTACCCTGATGTTTGTGGATCAATCCGTTACGCACCCATAATTTAAAACTATTAAGTGAAGTGGTGGATGCGAGGAGAGTCGAACTCCTGTCTCCTCCAAAATCCAAATAAGGATCAACACATACCATACCGTTATGAACAATAAAATTACTTGTCCATTATGTCAAAGACCATTGCAAAACATCTTTTAATCATGAAAGACCGGAACATCTTTTAATCTATTTATAATTTCATTAACACTATAAGGATAAAAGTTGTTTGTATCTACACCTACATCCATACTTCTATCCCAATTAGGTAACGCACCATGGCAATGACCGAACAAATGATACGCACCATGTCCTTTATGATTCCAACTCCTTATAGGATAATGGAATAACTCAAAGAAATCTTTATCTATCTTAATTGTCTTTCTTTCACCCATCCAAACAATCTTTGGATGTTTCAAGAGTTGTTTTTTATCATGATTACCTAAAATCAAATGCACTTGGATATTAGGCATCCTATCAAGCCAATTCTTTACAGGGAATGCAGTATGACAAACATCACCTAAATGATATAAAGTATCTCCTGGCTTTAATACTTCATTAAACCTCGAAATGATACCTTCATTCATATGCTCATGGTCTTTAAATGGTCTTTTGCTATATTTCAGAATATTGCAATGTCCAAAATGTGTATCCGCTGTAAACCAAATGTTTGGCATATTTTAATCTAAATAACCCGCACTAACAATTACATCCAATGCGGCATCGTAATTATTACTTTTTAATAATTGTTTTGTATAACGTCTTAATTTTCTAACAGTATTTCTCATTTTAGCTTTGCCATATTCGGAATTATGCATTCCGAAATAACAAGAGCGACAACCACATAAAATTACCGTATTTCTTTTTGCCATATGTTTCTCCTATCTTAATAGAATACTGTCATATAGCACCTCCTATTATATTGGCTGTTTGGTATGGACGTAGCTGTCCTAAGACCCACCATATTCTACGGCTCTACTGCCGTTGTCCTATCACTTTAGACGACCAAACAAATTCAGTTAAGATAAGGTGTTGCTGCCCTAAAGCCTTCTTATCATTTCAGTCCCTTGCGATCAGGCTCCACATTACTATTTATGTTATTAACCGAATATCCTTCAAAATAATGGTTCCAGGTTGTTAATCTGGATCTACCTCAGAGACATGAGGGTAACCTACACTTAGTCGAAACCACTAATGTCAGGGAAGAAGGATTTGAACCTTCGACTTCTCCGCCCCAAACGGAGCGCTCTAGCCAAACTGAGCTACTCCCTGTAACTCTTATTTCTCGTAAAATTCTTCAATAATTCCAACTACTTCAGACGCAATCAATATTATCCCAATGTAATAAAAATGATAAGCCAAAAAACAATAACCAATAAGCCGAATGAAACTTTTAATAAAACTAATTTTCTTATGATCTGACATATTTAAAGTATAACAATTTTATTGTGGAATGTCAAGAAATTTCTTATGATATTTTTCTTGAAGTGGAATACCATGTTCTTTTAATTTTTGTTTCCAAGAAAAGAAATCTTTACCATGAGAACATTTACCTTTTAGAATCCATTCCCAGGCATGTATCATTTCATGTACTAAAATAATAATAAAATGTTTGAAGTTATCGAATTTTGGATTAATCTGCAATTCAATACAGCGTTCTTGGTTTTTATTTTTAACCCTAGGAACACATGCCGCAAATTGACCACGATATTCTTTTATTTCTATATTATAAAATGTCGGGATCACACCATCAAAAACGGATTCATTTAAGATACCGCACCATTTTCGGATTTCTTTGATGGTTGGACGAAATTCACCTGGTTCATGGATTTTGTCCAAGATAGGTAACACGCCAACTCCTTGATATTAATTAGATTCATTAATATTTATGTTTCAGATTACATGCACCGTTAAAATATGTTTTATTATTTCCCAAAATCCTTTGAGTAAGACATAATTATTATCACGTACTAAACAGGTCTTACAATAACGTTCCATATTACCTCTTTGGTGGGAATAAGGTTTCTCTTACTAACTTTTCAGTGAGTAAAGGAATTTCTAAATCATGTTTAAGAATTTGTCCTACTACCTTAGCTTCTGAAGGATGAACACTTTCTAAAATTTGGATTAAAATATTACGTTTCTTTTCTAGTGGAATTTTCTTAGAATCCAGTAGAGTATAGAACCGTCTCATTTCATAAAATAAACTTGAAGGACTAATACCTACCGGTCCAACATCAGGTTTAAATGCCGGTAATTCCTTAATAGTAAAATCATCTGTTGCACCCTCAGGGCGAAACACATACTGAAACATCAACTTTAACGCTGGTGATTGGTTTTTCCACAGTACTTGTTTTACTTCATCTTCCGTTTTACATGCACGGATTTCATCTAATATTTCTGGTATAATCTTTATACTCATTAATTCCTCGATTGTTTTTGACACTTTAAATTCCTAAAACTCCCCAAGATGTTGGGCTAATTTATCCAACTTGAATTTTACAAAATAATCCCATAGATGCTTTCTAGTTTCTGTATACGGTTTTTCCCATTCAGTTATAATAGCATTCTGTAATTCTTTAGGTATATATTCCAAATCAATTAGGTTTTGATTTCTCTTATAGCCCCGCAACATTTTAAGGTCACAAAAGGTTTCCGGTTTACTTTCTTTTACCCATCTAACAAGATTCTTTTTAGCAATAGGAGTTTGCCGTATTCCTTTCACCAAACAATCATCAGCCGAGCAAAAATTCGGAATACCATCCCCAAAATCTCCCACCATAATTTGTTCTCTTAGTTGTTCTATAGGATTATCAGGCACAATAAAATGTTTTTGTATTGGAGAAAATTGTTCAATATTAGGATACTTTTGTAACTGTTGGAAATCTTTATCCCCTGATAAAATCAAAATCTTTTCTGCGGTATGTTCTCTTTTAGCAATTACACCAATCAAATCATCAGCTTCAGCCAATGGAACATTAATTACACGATAAGGAGAATAGACATCCAATTCATCGCGGAGTTTATTCAATGAATCAAAGATAACGTTCCAATTTAAACCAGAAGTTTCTCTATTCTTTTTTCTTCCTGCTTTGTAGTAAGGGAAAACATCTTTACGCCAATAATGGTTATTATCACAACAAATAATCAGACTACCATATTTTTCTCCGAATTTCATATGATACATTCGGAGGCTATTGAGAACCATATGGCGAATTAAATCTTCATTTATTTCCGTTGCTGCTACAGGTTGTCCTGGTGTAGGTGAAACTGTAATACCTTTTTTGTCAGGTAAACTAACATTTTTTACCGGCTCGTAATTTTTGGAACCAAGATTAACAAATAAATTGGAAATCATAATCTGGTTTAAATCTATTAATATACTCATTCTGTTTTCATTATATCATATTTCAATATGTAATTACAAGCTACAGTTTTAAATGTACTCACATTACGCATTAGAGACTCTATAACGCATCATTTCGTATCAGATAAGCTTAGATGCACTTCTTTTATATTTAAAAATAATTGACTTTGAATCAAGGTCATTATCTGTTATCACATTAGCAGGTAGATATTCGTACATCGGGTATAAATGCTTCTGATTTATTAATAAGTTAATAACATCTTGTCTCAATTGTCCTTCAACAGGATAGACAATGACTCTAGGAAATTCTAGATCACATGCGGCACAACTCATTAAAGATGCTAAATCTTCCGCAGTATCAGTAGGAAGAGGTTCAATTATCTCTTTTCTTTCCCGTACTAGTTTTTCATAAACTTCCGAAGGATCACTTATTGTTGGTCCATTATTTTGCCAAGAATAAACTCCCGTAGGTTTAATAGATATCAACCGTCCTTTATAGGACTTCTTAAATAGTTTACGAAATAGATTTTTCAGGAATTTCATTTTGTGCCGTATGATTATATTTATAATATAACCAGAAATCTTTGGACTCTTTTTTCAAAGCTTCCTGATTTTGTTTCTCAGGATCAATTTTCAGATATACAATGTTACCATTATCATGAGGCAACATTCTTGCACGTATAATACCCATTGCGATAGCTTCTGGAGTAAGTTCTAAATCTTTACTAGAATCAGGCATTACCAATTATCTTCCTCTTCATCAAATGCGAGATAATCCCTACCAGGCAAAATATCTTCCATGTAGTCCTCAGGATAATAAATGATATTCCAATCATCTTCATTCCAATCAGTTTCAAAATCACATATAGGGCAATAAAAATCATCACCTAAAAATTGGGAATTATATACATGACTACCTCGCTTGAACTCGTTGAGTCAGAGATTCCCAGTCCCAAAGCGATAGCGCCCCCCTGGCTGGTATCGGCTCGCAATGCTGCACGTCGGCCAGTAACCACGCCCATCGGCCCGGCGAGTAGTCTCCAAAGCCACGTTCCTTGTCGTCCAGGTAAAAATCCGCACACCCCGCGAGGTAGTCAACTTCGATAAGCCGGTTGTTTTGAAGTTCTCGCGTTGGAATGCAGGCTATGAGACGGCACGTTGCAATGACCATTCCGAGTGGTAAAGGCCCCGGACCTAGTTCCCGTGCAAACTCGGGCTCGTTGCACGTGTCTTTGGCCCATTTCGGGAAGCTTTTCGCTGCGTGGATCGCAAGCGTCCCCCGATAGGGAGTACGCCAACCTCGCGTTTCGATCTTCTTCGCGCCTATCGCAACCAGAGTTGCCCATGGCTGTGTCAAAGTCAGCGCTTTCATCACGATTCGACCTCCGGGGTAGTCATGTATATAATTCCCTAAAAATTCACCACATTCACAATATCTGTTTTGCTCACTCATTTATTTTACCTTCTTTTATAAGGACAATCCTCATTCTCTTTCTCTTGGTTTTCATAATGTGAAAAACTAAAATAATCTCCTAAAGAATTTATCGCATTATCAACCTTTGCTTCAGCCCATCGGCGCCAATCAGTATAATGATATTTAGGAAATTCTTTAGAATAATGGTCGATCATATAAAAAATCCAAGAATTTCTTACAGAGTCGCTAGATTCACTTTCAACATGTTCATGATAACCTGGTCCATACATAGAAGCATCCTCAATATTTTTGGCTGGTTTCCTAATTGTAATTGTAGTTTTCATTTTACCGCCTTTAGAAGTAATACAGTATCACCAATATGTCCCTTTAATGGTGCTTCCTTTGCTCTGATACCACTTAGCAAGTGTCTCAATGCAACTTTACCAGAACTAATTACTTCTGGAATAATTTCATTAGGTTTTCTAATCTTTTTACAAAGACTAGTTTTCTCATTGAAATTATCAATTGATTTCCGAGTTACAGTTAATCCTTTATCACTAGCAGCATTAAATACACCAAGTTTACGTGTTTTGGTATTGAATACCCAAAGTTGTTGAGCACCAAAAATATCTTCAGGATCAATGGATGCTAGTTTCAATTCAGTATCAGATTTCTGATATGAAAAGAATTTAAGCAACTGTGCCGGAGTTTTATGTTTCTTCCTACGTGGTTTTCTTTCTTTCTTTCGGACAGTTTGTAATAAAGCTTCTGAAGGAGAACCAGTAAGCCAATCATAAACCTTTTTGATAATTGACTTTTTATGATTATAACCTTCTGAAATCGAACCATCCAACACTTGTTCCAATTCAACTATCATTGGTGAAAAATATTCATGAACTTTCAATTTTTGGTTTGCAGTAACACCAAGTTTCAATACAGTATCCGCCATACAGTTATCAGGAAACTTTTTATGATCTATAAAACCAAAATCATCCAACATACCATCAACAACACCAATACATTCGGTTACTTTTGAATCTCTCGGAAGAACCTTTTTCATTTCAAAAAGGTCATCAGTGGAAACTACATTTGATTCTTTAGCCAAACGCCGTATCATAGTTTCGAGGCGGTCGATATATGTTTGGGGAATATCCCATTTACGAAGTACCATGCGGGCTACGGCCGCCCAGGCATGTAATTCACCACACACAAAGGAGTCAATTGGAACATGTTTGATTTTGGGTGCCAACTCAGGAAAGAATTTTTCGGTGTATTCGATGAGGAAATCCTTCTTATTTTTTTCTTCACACATGGCATTGTACCAATTAAATGCCATTCCCATAGCACTCTTAAAAGCACAATTTTTTTCTACTTCAGTGAGCAAGGGATTCAATCGTGGTGCTTCTGGTTCAAATCCCCAAAATACTGCAAGAGAATTTTTTAAAGCCTTTTTTGAAATCTGTTCACCATCTTTGGGAATTTCAATACGCTGTTTCTTTGGACGGCCTCTGGGCATAGATTGTTTTCTCTGTTGTGATTTGAAAGTACATTTTAAGTATAGATGATTTTTTAAGATATGTCAAGAGGTCAAAGTACATAAATAATTATGTAATTTAAATTATTAATTGGAGTTCCATTTGCCTTATTACGAATACCTTTGTTCAAATTGTGAGTCAATATTTGAAACAAAATTACCCATGACGGACTATTTACTTCCGGAAACGTTACCTTGCCCGGATTGTAATCAGAGCAATTCCATACATATCTTTTTGAGTTCTCCTCCGGCTTTAGGAGATCCCATTAGATTAGGAATTACAAAACCGGATAGTGCTTTCGTACATGGTGTATTAGAACGTATGGAAAATAGTGTTCCTGATGGCGGGGTTTGTAAAGATTCTTCAGGACATATTAAATTCGGACAAGATGGAAAACCAAAAAAGAAATATGTAAACTTCTCTAAAGCTAGATATTCTCCAGGTAGAACAATATAATTAGAACTTTGTGCTTTGTTATTCAAAATTTCCCACATAAAGGAAAAAGAATGTCAAAGAAGAAACAAGTCGGACCTGATAAATCTTTCTCATTAAAAGCAATTGAACCCAAAACACCAAATCAAAAAGATACATTAGAAGCATTTGAAGATAATTATAATATGATATTACACGGTGTTGCAGGAACTGGAAAGACGTTTTTATCATTATGGTTAGGATTGAATGAAGTATTTCAGAGGAGATATTCAAAGGTAATTATTTTACGTAGTGTTGTACCTTCTAGAGATATGGGCTTTTTACCTGGTTCTGCTGGTGAAAAGATGGCGGTATATGAAATACCTTACCAGAAGATATGTTCCGAATTATTGGGACGTGGTGATGCCTATGAGATTTTGAAACAAAAAGGATTTATAGAATTTATAACTACATCACATATCAGAGGTACAACTTTAAATAATGCTGTTGTTATTGTGGATGAAATCCAGAATCTGACATTTGAGGAAAATAGTTCTGTATTAACTCGTATAGGTGATAACTGCCGAGTAATTTTATGCGGAGATATAGATCAAACTGATTTATATCGCAATAAATATGATTCTAGTGGTATAATGGAAATTTTAAATATTTTAGAATTAATGCCAAGTGTTTATTTTATTGAATTTACTGTGGATGATATTGTGCGTAGTGGTTTTGTTAAAGAATTTTTAATAGCAAAACAACAATTAAATTTAAATAAAACTGTATAAAATAAAAAATTAGGGGACTTTTTAGTCCCCTCTTGAAAATACTATAGGTTGAGATTAATAAAAGTTAAATTAGTTAAACGATTACTCCAAAAACAACGCCATCCTTGGGATACAAAATCATAGTAATGAATCAAATCACCATCTTGAGGATGGGTATTTTCGGATTTCTTATTCTTAGGATGGAATTCTTTAGGAATTAAATCCAAATTTAGAGTACCAAATGCCACTCTAGTTTCTTCATCAAGCTTTTTGTAACTTAAGGAGCATTCACCAAGATGTAAAGCCTTCTTAATTTCTTCAGTTGACATATTAAATTTTCCTTTATCCTCAGAATTCACGCCCATCACCAACATTAAATACAGGAAGTCCTAAAGACCGCCACATCCTACACACTTTGGGTCTATCATCAATTACCACAAATACATTATATTTACCTCTAATATGTTCGTCAAAAATTTCTTCCTTTATAATTTCATCAGAACGCAGGTCTCCAGTTTTACGCATTTCTAATTTAAAATAATCTCCAACATGGAATCCACATTTATCAGAAAGAAATCGTAAAGTAGGAGTTTTATGTTTATCCATTCTTCCGGAAAAGAAATGAATTTTAGAAATTAAAGGATTTCCAATACCTTCGGAAAAGCAATGCTGTATCTCTGATATGTCATGATAAGTTTGCAATAAGTACAATACATGGTTATTTGGTGTATCGAGTACATCACACATAGAAGCATCATAAGGATTTCTGTTACCAATATTTGCTAATGTGCCATCTAAATCGCAAATAATAGTCCAGGGAAGATTAAGATCAACAGGATATGGTGTTGGGTCTTTAATTAAGCCACCTTCTTTAGCCATCCTCATAATAACAGATTCACCTACAGAATCTTTGCCTCTACCCATATCACGGAGAATACATGTTCCGATATCAACATGTCGGAAATCTTTAATAATGATATCAACTTGCCAATTTTGATTGATATAGGTTTTTAAAGATTCCAGAGTCGTTGGATTCAAATGGGTATTATCAATAATAATATCATATCCTGAACACAAAGCAGCTTGAATCCTTTCCTTACGAGTCTTCCGTACTTGATCTTCCAACTTATGTGACCATTTAAAATTTTCACCAAATAATTCTTTACGTATATCATCATTATTAATCCTAATAATTACGTTATCCGTATAATTATCTATGAAGTCTTTAGCCCAAGTAGTTTTCCCACTACCCGGTAGTCCGATAGTAATATAAACTCTTTGCATTCGTTCCATAATAGAATTTACCATTTCTTTTTGATGATAAAGTCAATCGCATCACGATATATACTCCAAGGATTACACTCCGGATGGTTTTTGAGTTCATCCGGATCCTCAGATCGCATCCAGTACTCAAAGTCATGGATTACACAACCAACTCCAATTTCAGTTGGAGAATATTGGTATACTGTATATGGATTGCATTGAATTTGAATTGGTGTTTTATCTAGAGTTACTCCAGATGCTAATTGAGTCCGTGGTATTAGAGAGACTCTATTACCTAAATGTACATCATCACCTAAAGTGACATCATTACCTAAAGTGACTCCATGACCTAAAGTGACACCATAACCTAAGTGGACATCATTACCTAAACGGGCACCAATACCTAAACAGGTACTATCACCTAAAATTACCCAATTACCTAAAATGACTCCAGTACCTAAATGTACATCATTACCTAAATGGACAAAATTACCAGTAGGTAATTTACGCCATCCGAAGTCATCTGGTTGAATTGCATAAATTTCTTGTGTTGTCATATTTAAAGTATATCAAAAATAAAAAGGAATGTCAATTAATAGTTACTTTTGGAACTTCTGGAATCTTATCGTGTACCTGGTTATCAACAGCTTCCATTAAACGCTGGCGCACAGCTTCCACAATATATAGAGTAAATGCGGCATGTTCACAATAACCACTGAAATCTTTCCCAATTTGTTCAGCAGTCTCCTTGATAAGCTTTAATGCATCCGCGCCACCACGGTCATAAGCCTCGTTGCATCGCGTTACAATTTCCTTCTGTTGTGCTTCCGTCAATCTATTTACTTTATTGAGAATAGTCGCCATATGTTTCGCATCCTTTAAATTTCACACCGTTATAATTATAACCGACAAATTTTGCTTCATGATCGTAACGTCTTTTCTTTTTATTATCTTCTAATTCAGTTAGCTTTGTTGTTTCATCCTGAATTAAAGGACATAATTTTGGAATGCCGAGAATGTCAACATAAATGGTTTGAGGTAATACAGCCTTACACTTATGATATTCCCCACCATGGGAATCGTATTCAAAGAAAGGGCAGTGACCACAATCATTGATTTGTATGGTTTTATTTTGTAGCGGTATGAGTCTCATGCTTGTTCAATTCGTTCAATCATACTAGAAGGGAAATATACCTGATACATATCACTAATCTTAGGAGGTTCATTACCAGGACGAACCCTATTAATGGTGATACCCGTATCCATAATCACCTTACAAGCATCTTGAAATGTCTTTGCTGGTCCTTCTACAGGAAAACCATCATGGTTTTTACCTTGATTTCTAACGATTACATTAACTTTCATATTTTCCTTGCATAAAAATGTTTTAAATTATTTGAACTCTTAAATACCAAATTTTTCTTTATACTGTTTCCGGACATCCTTTAGTTTACTCCAATATTTCCAAGGTTGTATGATAAACTCAGAAGCTTGTCCGCATTCATTTGCTATAAGGATAACACCCTGTTCTATTTTATAACCGGTTCTTTCATAATAGGAATATGCGTAAAACGATACCTGTAAAAAATAATCAGTTATCCATTCTATTTTTTTGGTTCTTTTAGATCCCTTAAAATCAATAACGGATAATTTACCATCATACTCAGCTATACAATCGCATCTTCCACCTATACGGAATTTATCGGAATATAATGTTTGTTCCTGACAATGTATATTATTAATTTTGCGTAAATATGGTGTAAGATCTTCTATCAGCATCCTAATTAATAGTGGATGTCCTTCTAATGGTTTATTATTCAAAAGATCTTCACATGCCAAATGTAATGCAGAACCTCTATCTTTTCCCCAATTAGATTCAAAATTTGCAACTTCATTACCAACACGGTCTCTCCAAGTTTTAAGAATTTCTTCCTTAATAGGCGCAAGTACCGTGGTTATTGATGGATAAGTATCTCCATTTGGAGTTAAATATAATCTTTGTCCTGAACCATCTTCAGTAATTTGTTTCGCAATTTCCTTAATAGCAACATTTTTGTGGTTATACATTATTGATTTCATCAGCCACATCATACCTTAAAGGTTGGTGGTCTTTTATATATTTCAAAGGAAGGTCGGCATCCTTCTTTAATATATAAGCCAATCTGATTTCTTCTTTTTTCTTTTCTAGTCTGCTGGTTAGTTTATCGAATGCAGAATCCAAGGCTTCAGATATTGGAATCTCAAGTTGTTTGGACATAGCAATAATTGGAACTAATACATCACCTAATTCTTCCACTAAATGGCTTCTGAAAGCTTCTTTTTCTGGAGAAAATGTACGTCCTAAAAATGAACGGATTGCACCACGAAGTTCTCCAGATTCTTCAGTTAAAACGGCAAGTAAATGATCGAATTGGTCGATATTTAATAATTTACTTTCCGGCCACATTTGTAATCTAATATCCGAAATTCTATCAATTTGTTTTTCTAATAACATCGTTCCTCACATAACAATTGTGGTTTCGGATGAATTATAAATTGCTTTCTAAATCCACATGTAGGACAAATATTCTCATATAATCCAGGTTCCAAATTAATTTTATTTGGTGGATCATGCTCTGGATCATTACAATTATGATTATCTATTTCTGAAATTTTACGTAACATTTTCAATCCTATCAATAGTATCTATCAACTTATCGGTTTGCATTCCTAAAATAGATTGACGGATACTACTTGCTTTTCCACTACGCAATGCAAACATAGAACCACTCATAGGACATTTAATAGCTTGCAATGCAAAATCTTTTTGAACTGCTATATCTTTAATTGTAGCATAAAAATTTTCAGTTTGCAAGATAAGATTATCAACCTGCTCTTTCATTTCCAGATACATTTTCTTTTCTGATGGGAATTCATCTAAAATTTTATAGGATAACATTTCATCAGATTCACCTGACTGGATAATTTCCATTAAACGCTTACGAGGATTACCATCGCGCAAATGATGAATGGAAACATATGCTGGTGATTTAATTTTAATTCTATTAAATTTTGAATCAACCACGCAGAAACCTTCTTGCCGGATTGGATTTAATTTAGATGCCGCTTGAATTACTTCTTGTAAATTTGTTAAAGGAAATTCTTTGACAACATAATGGACATCATTACGATAGGAATCCAAATTTAGTTCTTGTAAAGTTTTATTATTACGAACACCAATTAAAGTAATTCTTGAGCCATCATGTGCATATCCTGTTTTATCATCACATTCATCCAAAAATAAATGATTTCCATATCCATCAACACATTCACCAATGACACCAGTTTCGGTATAATCACAAACAATACGATTATATGGAGAAGTTAATTCCCACATATAGGTGTAATCAGTATCAAATTGACCTGATTTACTTAAACCTTGCAACCAATATTCACAACTAGACCAAAACAATCTATTGAAAGTCAATTCTACCAATTGTCCTTTTTCCATCCAAGGAAAATCTCCTACAGGACCAGATGCATCAGGACTACCACGAGTAGCAATCTGCCATTTATTATCATAGTAATACATGATAATTAATGTGCCGTCAACTTTCTCCTGTACTCTGGCGGTCTTCCAATCTATAGGTGCCGCTTGAAATTCACCTTCATTAAAGAAACGAGTAAAAGGAAAGGCAACAACATTCCAATTATCTGCTGAATTTAAAATCAATCCACGACATTCTTTTACCAAAGGATCATTCTTAGGAGAATCAATCATGTCATAGGTAAATTGATAAAGTTCAGGATATTTAGGATGTTGTTTAACTCCAAGAAAATAAGGATCAAATCGCAATGCATCCAATACGTCCGGCCAATGCTTCTCCAAAATATCACACCACCTTAGAAAGTGTTGAATGTTTAATTCTGACATTTTTTCTAACTCCACCATAATTTAATAGTAACAGAAACCCAAAAGGATGTCAATCACTTATTACTGGAATTTATTACATCAGGATCAAATTTTCCTTCTCTGACAATTAACCATCCTTCACGAGTATATACTCTAAATGCGCCGCAATAGCAAATTTCAGAATAATAGAATGTTCCATCATTACAATCGAAATATTTCCCATTGGCGCATTCATGCCAATCATGCTTGTGGTTAAATTTCATTATTATTCCTCACTACCAGGGCCGATAAATTCTGTTACAATTACATCGGCAAATTGTGTTTCCTTTATTCCTGTTTCTTTATTAGGTCCCATTTTCTTTGGTGTGGCTTTCATTTCAAAACAATCCCAAATTTTAATAGGTAAACATTCTGTATTTGAAATTACATCAGATGGTGGATATTTAGAAAAGAAAAAACCAAAATTACCTAAACGATCTGATAATCTGTAAATATAATACTCTTCTTCCGTGGTATCAGTTTTAGTCTTTTTGAATTTAGAAACGTCCAGAACTTTCATTAGAAAAGTTTCTCTGAGTCCTATTGTTCCAATATAATTACTTTGTGCATATTTTTCCGCAATCTTCATTAATTTGGAAGTTCTATTGTAGAGGTTAGAATACATCCAAGGTAACGCTACGATGAATCCAATCATACGATTAGATACCATTCCGGTTGCCAACAAACGATGCACTTCAGTTAGGAAATCATCAACTTTATTAGAAATGGGTTCAATAGAATAATGGTTTATAATTTCCGTTACTTGTTTTTCATATTCCGTAGGAATATTTAGTTCTGGATTATTTAAATGTTGTAGAACAAATTTAGAGGTTGGTGTTTCTTTGGTATTCTCTGCTAATTTTTGAGATACATATCCACCACGTTCTTCCATTATTTTCAGTGTAACGGCAAGAACGTCGTGGATATGATATATTGTTGGTGGTTTCTTTTGTTTATATGACATTTAAATTATCTCTAAGATAGAGTATAACATAAATGATATAGGAAATCAAATTACTTATTTAACAATAATTTTATAAGGCTCGTAATCAGAAAAAATTAAAGCGCCGCAATTATCCCAACTTAAGGCTTTAGTGCCATCACTGGTTTCTGTGAGAGAAAACACTGCTGGTTTATCGTATAAAAATGGTTGAAATTTAATCCAAAGTCTTAAATGTTCATAACTACTATAACTTTTACCATAGAATTTACCATAGAAGATTGTATTATTTGGAATGTCATCACCATTGATTTTATTTAAATTTAAGGGTTCTAATTTAAGTTTCATATTTAAAGTATCTCATAAAACATTCAGGAAGTCAATTATAATTTTTCGATAACACATGTGCCATCATCATCCAATATGGCAACATCCTGTAAATCGGTATCAATACAATAATTTATAGAATCTAACTTTGGCATTAATTTCGGCTATCTTTTCTTCTGTTTATCAGGAGTAATAAACCACCTGGACATTATATTTTTATTATAATATTTTCTTTCACCAGTTTCTAAAGTGGTTGTTAATACATCATTTTTTATCTGTAATTCTATTTCTCCAAATGTCAGGTCTCGTTTAGTAGGACATAAACGGATAATTTCTCGCCTAAAATTTTCCTGTCCTAATTTTTTAATATCTTCTTTTAATTCATCACAAGAAGACCAATAATCTTTCCAATCACTTTCCTTTATGGTGTGTTTTCTATTTCTTTTTCCAACAACCTTTTTAGATCGTTTAGAAATAAATTGTTTTTTGCCGATATAGGATCTACCAGTTAATATATTTGTTATAGAATAACAAAAACCAAATATACCGTCTGGTGGTTCTAAAATAGGTTCGCCGTTATATAGCCAAGCATTCATACCACTATTTAGTGGCTTTAAATTGTTTTTCCAAGCGTTTCAATTTACTTTTGTTTTTTCTTGTCCAAAACTTGAATTCTTGTTGTGCTTCTTTTGGAGACTTTTTG